AATCCGCAACCCTTGCTTGTAACAACGACCAGACGGTATTCGTTCCTTCCACTTGGGACGGAAAGCAAGTAGCGCCTACGCTCACAAAGCAGAACGCAGGTGGCAATCAGCGAATGCCCGATAAGGATAACTTCAACTGCGTACTTCAGCCTTTTGGCATCTGCTCCAAGGATAGCAACGCAATGAAATCGAGCAATCCCCATAGCGGAATCTATGAAGCAGAAACATCCCGTACTCTTGACGGCAACGGCGGTAATCCCTCTTGCAATCAGGGTGGCATTGCCGTTGTCTGTATCGACCAAGGTGGTGGAAAATCCGCTTGTAACGTTACCGAGGAAAAAGCACCGACTCTTACTTGCACCCACGGCGGTGAGCCTGCGGTTTGTTTGCAAGGCTCTATGATTGGGCGTAAGGACACGAATGGTCCCCAAGGGGATGGTATCAGCGAAGATGTGGCTTTTACTCTTAACACTGTTGACCGCCACGCCGTTCACGTTTACGCAATGACCACAGGCAGCTTTACGCAGATCGAGGAGGAAAAGTCTCCAACACTTATGGCACGGGATTTCAAAGACCCCAACGCAGTGTGTTATGGTATCGGCAGAGATGCCTTTAACCAAGGCAAGAACGCGCAGTTCACACCGAGTGTACGTGAGGAAAGCCAACCGACACTTGTGGCAAAAGGTCCGGGTGCCGTGGCGCATCCCTACGGATTTGACCCGTCTGCATCTCGGGACCTTGGACAGTATTTCCTTGAGGACTGCGGCAACACCGTCGTAAACGGCACTTGCCCCGGTCATCACAATGGTGTTATGGATTCCAACTACACAGTTCGCAGACTCACTCCTACGGAGTGCGCAAGGCTTCAAGGCTTCCCGGACTATTGGTGCCGCGGGCTTGAAGACCCAAACCCTACCGACGAGGAAGTTGCCTTTTGGGTAGAGGTGTGGGATACTTACGCAAGGGTCATCGGCACGTGCAAACCCAAGACCGAAAAGCAGGTCAGAAGATGGCTTGAAAGCCCTCACACCGATTCTGCCGAGTATAAACTTTGGGGCAACGGCGTGGCGCTCCCGTGCGTATTTTTTGTACTCGCGGGCATTGTGTACTGTACACATAATAAGCCTTAAAAAATCGTATCATTTTCTACCGAAAAGATGTCGAAAATGACTGGATATATATCTGTTTTAGAGGTAATATGTGACTACCAAATAAAACAAAGGAGGTCATTTTTATGACAATCACAATCAATGCCCAAGGCGCAGAACGCAAAAAACTCGTAAAAACCATTGCAGAGTGGCTCGGAGAGGAGGTTCACTACTGCGGCGCACCCACATTTGCATACGAAATTGGGCGCTTTACGGTGGAAAAAAGCGGAAGCCTTACCTTCAGCGATATGATTGACAGCGAGGTGGTTGAGCGCCTGCTCGAACACATCTACGATGAGGGCTTCGACATCGACCAAAGCCACACCGAAGAGGACGACACCGATAGCACTGACAACGTTATCGGTGACCTCTCGGGGATAAGCATTCAGCTTCCTGCGTCGGAGTTCACCGAAAGCACCCTTGCAAACCTTCAAGCCATTATCGATGCCAAGGGTAACCTTATCAAGAAAGCCTTGGGGGCGGAGGCACTTCCCATTAACCGCATCGGTGACCGCTACGATTTTCCTTGGTTCCGTCCTTACGCAGACCCACAAGAGGTAAAAGCCTATATGCATTTTCTTACCGCGCTTTGCGAGATGGCAAGAACGCAGAAACGTATCACCGCAAAGGAAAAAGAGGTGGACAACGAAAAGTACGCATTCCGCTGCTTTCTTCTCCGCCTTGGGTTTATAGGTGAGGAGTTCAAAGCGGAACGCAAGATTCTGCTCCGCAACCTTACGGGTTCTTCCGCATTTAAGAGTGGCGCAAAGGAGGATAAATAAAATGTTCGGAGTTAGCAAAGAAACACTTGAAAGGCTCCGCAAGGAGTACCCCACGGGCAGCCGTGTGGAGCTTACTAAAATGAATGACCCTTACAGAACCGACCTCGTCCCCGGCTCTCGTGGCACTGTTGAATTTGTTGATGATGCAGGCTCGCTTCACGTAAGATGGGACATCGGTTCATCCCTTGCCGTGGTATTCGGTGAGGATGCTTGCAAGGTGGTGGCGGATGATGAGTGATAAGGTTCGTGAACAGATTTTAGCCATACGCGCCACGGGTCTTACGAATATGTTTGACACCATTATGGTTCAGAGGCTTGCCAATGATATGAATTACTACGAGCTTGTCATTTTCATTGAGGAACATCGCAAGGAATATGTGCAATTCATCCTTACGGGCAAGACGGAATGATGCCGTAAAGTACACAATTTTCACCGCTTATATTTGTGTAATATATTATCGCAAAATGACTGGATATAAGTGTGATAGTATGGTAATATGTGTACAACAAAAGGAACGGAGGACATTCCAAATGACAACTTACAAAAACTTCAAAAAGCAGGTCGCAAACATCAAAACTCAGAACGACCTCATTGACGCCCACATCGCAATTTGCCAAGCCTACAGTGCTTACAAACTTACCCACGCGCAGTTCGATGAGCTTTGCGCAGACATGAGAGCCAAGAGAACCGAGAATAAGATTTCTTGGGGCGCAAGCATTTAAGGGGGTGGCAAGAATGGACAGATTTACAACGATGGAACATCTCGCACTCGAGACCAACCCCACCTATGGTGCAGTCATAAAATACGGCGACCGAGTTTTCCACACAGACCTTACTTGGAAGGGCGGATTTTCCGCTAGAGTTTACGAGTTTATCGATGACCCCGAAGAAACGGGACTCGGAGATATCGAGTGCAGACTTTCCCTAATTGCCGAGGCAAAGGAAGAGTTCGAGGATAGTGGACACGCAATCGAGTGGTGCTTCAAGCAGAAATAATCAAGCGAAAAGGAGACAAACGATGAAAACGAACAGAATTTATGCGGTCGGTGAAAAAGCCATCTTGGAGCTTGGCTTTCAAAAGGCACTTGATTATCCCGATGAGGTTTGGGTGCGCCTTTGCCAAAAGCAATACCCCGACGAGAAAATCACCAAGGTTTACGATGCCAAGACCCATCACCTTTGCAAATACTGCGGTTGCGTAGCAAAAGGCACCGATGACGATGTCCTTTGCGCCGATTGCCGAGAGCTTTTCGGTCACGCATTCTTCAGCGAACTTTAACCCTAAAACATAATACCCTTGGGATGGAGCCGTGAGGCTCTGTTCCTCGTTACAGCCGATGGGCTGTTTTTTTATTACAAAAAAGGAGGTAGCCGTTATCGCAACGAAAAAATACAAACCCACGAAGTTCAAGGCAAAGGACTCACGATACGACAAAGAGGCTGCCGACTATGCCGTAAACTTTATCGAATGCCTGTGCCACACCAAAGGCACGTGGGCGGGAAAAAAGTTCAAGCTACTAGATTGGCAAGAACAGATTATCCGTGACCTTTTCGGCATTCTGAAGCCAAACGGCTATAGACAGTTCAACACCGCCTACATCGAAATACCAAAGAAAATGGGAAAATCCGAGCTTGCGGCTGCGGTTGCCCTTTTATTATGCTGTGGCGACGGTGAGGAACGAGCAGAAGTGTACGGCTGTGCTGCCGACCGACAACAGGCATCTATCGTTTTTGAGGTTGCTGCCGATATGGTTCGTATGTGTCCTGCACTTGCAAAACGAGTCAAGATACTTACGGCGGCAAAGCGCATACAGTTCTTGCCTACGAACAGCTTTTATCAAGTTCTCTCCGCCGAGGCTTATTCCAAGCACGGCTTTAATATTCACGGAGTTGTGTTTGACGAGCTTCACACCCAACCGAACCGAAAGCTCTTTGATGTTATGACCAAGGGTTCAGGTGATGCTCGTATGCAACCCTTGTACTTTTTGATTACTACGGCAGGTACGGATACTAAGTCCATCTGCTATGAAACACACCAAAAGGCAAAGGACATCCTTGAAGGCAGAAAGATTGACCCAACATTTTATCCCGTTATTTATGGCGCAGATGAAAATGACGACTGGACAGACCCAAAAGTGTGGAAGAAGGCTAACCCTTCCCTCGGAGTGACGGTGGCGGTGGAAAAAGTCCGTGCAGCTTGCGAATCCGCAAAGCAGAACCCGGCAGAGGAAAACTCGTTCAGGCAACTCCGCCTTAACCAATGGGTAAAGCAAGCAGTGCGTTGGATGCCTATGGAAAAATGGGATAAGTGCGCCTTTGCTACTGACCTTGACGAACTCGAAGGGCGTGTGTGCTATGGCGGACTTGACCTTTCATCCACAACGGATATTACAGCCTTTGTGCTTGTATTTCCGCCTACCGATGAAGATGACCGCTATGTGGTTTTACCTTATTTTTGGATTCCCGAGGACTGCCTTGAACTCCGTGTTCGGCGCGACCACGTGCCATATGACCTTTGGGAGCGTCAAGAATATTTGCAAACCACCGAAGGCAACGTTATCCACTATGGATACATCGAGAAATTTATAGAAAGGCTCGGAGAGAAATATAACATCCGTGAAATTGCCTTTGACCGATGGGGTGCAGTGCAGATGGTTCAGAACCTTGAAGGTATGGGCTTTACTGTTGTTCCCTTTGGGCAGGGCTTCAAGGATATGAGTCCACCTACCAAGGAGCTTATGAACCTCGTGTTGGGCGAAAAAATCGCGCACGGTGGGCATCCCGTTCTCCGTTGGATGATGGACAACATCTATATACGAACCGACCCGGCGGGCAATATAAAGCCCGACAAGGAAAAGTCTACGGAAAAGATAGACGGAGCTGTTGCCACAATTATGGCGCTTGACCGAGCCATACGTTGCGGTAATGATTCAAGTGCTAGCGTCTACGATAATCGTGGGCTTTTGTTTATTTAAGGAGGAACGATGGAAAAACCTATAAAACACATAGTGTCTCTGTCCGGGGGCAAGGACTCTACGGCTATGCTACTTCGGTTGATTGAAGAAGGCAGACCCGTAGATATTATCCTTTTCTGCGATACGGGACTAGAGTTTGAAGCTATGTATCGACACATAGATAAACTCGAAAAGTATATCGGAAAGCCTATCACAAGGCTAAAATCGGACAAGACTTTCGAGTATCTTTTGCTTGAGCATATGCCAAAACGCAAGAACCCAGAGCTTGTAGGTCGAAAAGGTTACAGTTGGAGTGGTCCCCGCAATCGTTGGTGTACGGCAATCCTTAAACAGCGCGTTATCGACAAATATCTACACGATATCGCAAAAGAATATACCCTTGTTCAGTACATAGGCATCGCTGCCGACGAGCCTGAACGCATTAGAGAATTCAACTATCCATTAGTAGATTGGGGTATGACAGAAGCGGACTGCCTTGCTTATTGCAAGGAGAGGGGGTTCGATTGGGATGGGCTATACGATATCTTCCATCGAGTGTCTTGTTGGTGTTGCCCACTGCAGTCGTTTGAGGAGTTGCGCAAACTGCGTAAGCATTTCCCACAGCTTTGGAAAAAGCTCGCAAAGTGGGACGAGCAAACGTGGCGCACCTACCTTAAAAACTACTCCGTCAAACAACTTGATACGCGCTTTGCGTTTGAAGAAGAGTGCCTTGCAAAGGGACTCCCCATCAAAGGTAAGGCGTTTTTTAATGCCTTGAGAGAAAAACTGAAGGAGGATTAACTATGGGACTTTTTTCAGGGCTTTTCCGATCTAGGGATAAGCCTAAAAACAGTACGGCTGGTAGCGCCTATGCTTTTTATATGGGTGGCAGCACTGCAGGAAAACCCGTCACCGAACGGTCTGCAATGCAGATGACAGCCGTTTATTCTTGTGTCCGTATTTTGGCGGAGGCAATCGCAGGATTACCGCTTCACCTTTACAGATACAAAGAGGATGGAGGCAAAGAAAAAGCTCTTGACCATCCGCTTTATTTACTTCTCCACGATGAACCGAACCCTGAAATGTCAAGTTTTGTTTTTAGGGAGACGCTTATGACACATCTTTTGCTTTGGGGTAATGCGTATGCGCAAATTATTCGAAACGGCAAAGGCGAGGTCATAGCACTGTATCCCTTGATGCCAAACAAGATGTCGGTTGACCGTGACGAGAACGGAAAACTTTATTATACCTATACGCCTTCCACCGAG